AATGGCAACCAATCCGCTTACCTTGAGATGCTCCGCTATTCTTGGGGAAACTATGAGGAAAAATAACTTTCGTAAAGTAATAGAAGATAGTGATCCCAATCTTTCTTTATCCGGAGAATCTAGTTTCAATTATATATTACAAGAAGATATTCTAAATTTCTTAAACATTGCGATAAAAAAAGACTATAATGGCATAGTTGATTTTGTTTCCTCTGCGAATATTACGTTACAGGAGGTGGCGGATCTTCTAGAAAAAAAGGTTAGTTTTGGAAAATATGTGTACAAGACTCCAGAACTATCAAGCGAGAGTCTGGCATCAGTTTTTCCGCCAGCCGCTCTAACATCTAAACAAAATGTCAAAAGATATTTGAAGGACATATAGGAATGAAAAACATTTTACTTTGTGGTGCTACCGGTTTTATCGGACGAAACCTTTTAGAGCACTTTGCTAATAATTCAAAGTACAAAGTTCGAGCAGTGTATCATAATAAATCTGCTGTAGAGGGTTACGATAATGTTGAATGGTGCCAGGCGAATTTAAATGACCCATCCGATGTTGGACGCATTATGGAAGGCATTGATGTGGTATTACAATTTGCTGCAACAACGTCAGGTGCTAAAGATATTACAACTAAGCCGTTTATCCATGTTACAGACAATGCAGTTATGAACTCCTTGTTATTGCGATCTGCTTACGAGAACAATGTTGAGCACTTTGTTTTTCCTAGTTGTACAGTGATGTATCAACCAAGTGAAGAGGCCTTATCCGAGGATGATTTCTCCGGAGAAGATGAGATATATTCAAAATACTTTGGTGTCGGTAATACAAAAGTTTATATTGAAAAGATGTGTGACTTTTATTCCAGACTTGGAAGAACAAAACACACTGTGATTAGACACTCAAACATATATGGACCTCACGACAAATACGATCTTGAGCGAAGTCATGTTTTTGGTGCAACTGTTACCAAGGTTATGACCGCAAAAGATAAAGTTGTTATGTGGGGAACTGGGGAAGAAAAGAGAGACCTTCTTCACGTCGATGATTTGTGTAGGTTTGTTGAATTGGCGCTAGAAAATCAGAGTAAGGAATATGAATTATTTAACGTTGGTTTAGGCCAAGCTGTTCCCGTTCGTGATCTTGTTCAGAAAATGATTACTGCTTCGGGCAAGAATTTAAAAATTGAATCTGACTTAACTAAGCCAACTATTAAAACTAGTTTATATTTAGACTGGAAAAAAGCTTTTGCAGTTTTGGGCTGGTGTCCTCAGATAACTCTTGATAAGGGTATAGAAAAAACTTTGAAGTGGTATAGGGAAAATATAGATGTCTAAAAATGTCTTTATTACTGGTATTACGGGGATGGTCGGCTCTCATTTGACTGATTTTCTTTTGGATAATACAGATTGGGAAATCTATGGTTTTTGTAGGTGGAATGACAATTTTGAAAACATACAACATATTTTTCCAAGAATAAATTCTAAAGATAGAGTTCGTTTGATATATGGTGATTTAAACGATTATCCGTCTGTAACAAAAGCGCTTAAAACCAGTAAGCCAGATTATGTTTTTCACTTGGCTGCACAAAGTTATCCACAGACTAGTTTTACTGCTCCATTGGAAACTCTTGAAACTAATATTCTAGGGACAGCGAAGTTACTAGAGTCTATTCGGGATTTAGACCTTGATCCGGTAATCCATGTCTGTGCATCTTCAGAAGTTTTTGGAAGAGTTCCAAAAGAACATTTACCAATAAATGAAGAAGTATCTTTTCACCCAGCATCACCTTATGCAATATCTAAGGTTGGCACTGATTTGGTGGGCAGATACTATGCGGAAGCTTACGGACTAACCATTATGACAACTAGAATGTTTACACATACTGGACCACGAAGAGGTGATGTTTTTGCAGAGTCAACCTTTGCAAAACAAATCGCTATGATTGAGGCTGGTAAATTACCCCCTGTGATTAAGGTTGGAAATTTACAATCACTGAGAACTTGGTCTGATGTTCGAGATGCAGTTAGGGCGTATTATATGCTTGTCACTAAGAACCCGACGGCCGGCGAGTATTACAATATTGGTGGTGCTTATAGCTGTACTGTCGAAGATATGTTAAATTATTTGATCAGCCAATCAACTGTCAAAAATATTAAAATTGAGACAGACCCTGATAGGCTTCGTCCAATTGATGCTGATTTACAGGTTCCAGATACATCCAAGTTTAGGAACCATACTGGATGGGAGCCATCAATACCATTTGAGAAAACAATGAATGATTTGTTAGATTACTGGCGTGAGAAGGTCAAAGGAGATAAGGAGTTTCTTTCTAGGTAATGTCTGTTAAAGTCTTGGTCATAGGCGAAAGCTGTAAGGATGTTTTTAATTACGGTAATTGCGACCGTCTATGTCCAGATGCACCTGTTCCTGTGTTCAACGGAACATCAACTACTGTATCAGATGGTATGGCCATGAATGTTTTACACAATATTAAATCACTTGGTATGGAATGTGACATTATTACAAACAGTAATTGGCAACTGATTAAGAAAAATAGATATATTGATAACAAGACTAACCAGATGCTTTTACGAATCGATGAAAATGACGAGGTAGTAGATGAGCTTGATATTTCCTTAATCGAAAAGAATATTAAAAACTATGATGCAGTAATTATATCTGATTATTGTAAGGGGTATTTGTCCGAAGAGACGATAGAAAAAATTGCCCAAATGCATGACAGAGTTTTTTTAGACACAAAAAAATTACTGGGTGATTGGTGCGATAATGTGACTTATATTAAAATAAATTACTATGAGCATGCTAGGACCAAGCATTTATTGAAAAAAGATTTGTACAATCAACTCATAATAACACTAGGTTCTAATGGTTGTGAACATCGTGGCAAAACATACCCGGTGGATAAAGTAGAGATAAAAGACTCTTCAGGCGCTGGCGACACATTTATAGCCGGACTTGTAGTCGAGTATTTAATGAACTACGACATTGACGATGCAATACACTTTGCTAACCAATGTGCTACAAAAGTAGTTCAAAAGCGAGGTGTAAGTATAGTATGAAAACTGTTTGGACTAATGGTTGTTTTGATGTTCTCCATAGAGGACATATTGAAATGTTAAAATACGCAAAATCTTTAGGGGACAAACTTATTGTTGGACTTGACACAGACGATAAAGTTAGGCTGGCGAAGGGACCCAATCGACCTTTTAACACTTTGGAAGACAGAGAGTTTTTAGTGGGATCTATAAAGTATGTTGACGAGACAATTTCATTTTCATCAAAAAGTGATTTAGAGAGCTTAATAAAATCTGTAAAGCCTGATATCCTTGTTGTGGGATCAGACTGGGAAGGAAAATATGTTGTAGGGTCTCAATACGCAAAAGAATTAAAGTTCTTTAATCGTATTGGGGAATATTCAACAACAAAAATTTTACAAAATGCTAATTTACGTTGACATAGATGATACAATCTGCACTTATGATGGTGATCGCCATTATCCAGATGCTATTCCAATCCCCGAGAGAATACAAAAAATTAATAACCTGTATGATTCAGGACATCAGATAGTCTATTGGACTGCTAGGGGTGGTACCACAGGAATTGACTGGACAGAATTAACTCAACAACAATTGAAAAATTGGGGGGTTAAATGTCACGAAATAAAAATGTGGAAACCACCATATGATTTATTCATATGCGACAAGGCCATAAACACTTTAGAATACTTTAAGGAGAAAAAAGATGAAACTATCTAAGCAAGCAATCGGAGCTTTACTAATGACATTACAAAAGTGTCTATCCGAAGAAACAGATATCACAGAATTATTGTCAAATTGGGATCTTTCTGTTAAAGGCAAAGAAATTTGGGTCGATAATCCTCCTGCTGTACACCAGCGAGAAGAAGCTACTGTTCCAAAGTTTGAAACAGAGTAAATGCCGACTTATGTCTACAAATGTGATGATTGTGATTCGGTGTTTGAATATTTTCACTCATTTAAAGTCAAAAGGACCACTTGCGAAAGCTGTGGGCAGGATTCTTTAAAGAAAATGTTAAATACTCCAATTAATATTGCAAAAAAAGCGAAGACACCAAAGTCAGAACCAGGTAGGGTGATCAAAAAAACCATCGAAGAAACAAAAAAAGAAATGATAAAAGATAAAGAAAAATTAAAAAGGCGACAAAAATAGATGTTAGCCTGGGGTTTTGTTATACTGTTGTCTGTTGTTTCGTTGGTACTGGCTTGGTATGTTAGAGAAGTTTTGAAAAGGTTCAGATTTTTATCTGATAATAGTTTTGTTCTAAAAGAAAAAATAGAGAGGTACAGAGAACATCTGACGAGTGTTTATGAACTGCCCATGTTTTATGGTGACGAAACCATAAAGGGGTTGATGGCGCACACACAAGATCTAGTTCTTGATTTACAGGAGCTTGAAGAAGTATTCTTTCTAACTGATATAACAGAGGAGGAATACGATGCCGAAGAAAAAGAAGAAGAAAGCTAACTATTATTTTACATCGGAAACAGAACAGGCCATCATTGAGTATGCTCGGGCTGACTGTAAACAAATTCGTGAGGATTTATACCGAGAAAAAATACAACCAGCATTTAATGAATTGGTTGACAAAATTGTATATACTTACAAATTTACGTCACTTGAAAACATTGATGTTTTAAAAGATGATTGTAAAATTTGGCTCACAACCATCTTAGGAAAATTTGATCCCTCTAAGGGTACAAAGGCATTTTCTTATTTTTCTGTTGTTACAAAAAACTGGTTTACTCATAAGGCCAAAAAGCAAACACAAAGAAATAGAAGAGAAATAAACTATGATGATCTTATCAAAGAGATAGAGGTTGTCAATGCAAACGAGAAAAAGACATTTGAAGACAAGCAGGAAGAGGCAGAGTTTTGGATGCATCTATTAAGCGAAATAAAAAGCTGGGATAGACCAAACCTCCGAGACAATGAAAAATGTGTTTTAAACGCTGTCCTGACTTTGATGGAAAGTATAGACCAAATTGAGATCTTTAACAAGAAGGCCATTTATTTATATCTTAGAGAGATAACGGGATTAAACACAAAACAAATAGTAAGTTCTCTTAATAAGATGAGGGAAAAATATGGCACCTTTAAGAAAAAATGGGACAACGGAGAAATATAACAAGGACCTACTTACAATAGGCGGAGGTGTCATTGATGAAAAAAGACCTAGACTCTTTAATCGAGCAAGCACTAGACAATATTAAAAATGACAGGCAGACCACGGAAACTCTCCTTATGGAATTACAGGAGTATATGGGCGTTCCTGGCAATCAGGATAGGTACTCCGACTCAGGACCAATAGCGGCTAAGTTTGTAGAGACACTACAAAGAAGTAACGAACAGTTGGTCAAGCTTGCAACTCTTGTCCAAAAGAAAGACGCTGCCAGTGCTCAAGAAGGTTTATCCGACCTTGATCGGGAAAATATTTTTAAAATGATCAAGGAGGATTAAAGTGTCAGATAATTCCAATCCTAATAAACCTAACGTATTATCTACTAATTCTAAATTAATACCAAGGCCGCAACAACGAAAGCTCCAGCGTCCTTACTCTCCTGGAAGAGAGGGCTTTTTTGATGTTATGCAGGAGCTTATGTTTGATAAGCTTACCGGCAATGTAAATCAGAGCGAAACAAAATCTTCACACTATGCAACAGTGTATAGAATAGATGAGGCTAGTGGCTTTCTGGACAGTTTGTTTGGCGCTGGAAACGTAAGAGTCAGGGCTAGGATAGATTCTCCAGATGTTGCTCATGGCGCTATAATGATACCAGATAGTTTTGAAGATCAGGCCAAAATTAATCTTCTTGTAGAGTTTGAGGGAAGCACAGATGACCTCGGCGGCAAACCAAAACTTGGTGATATTATTGAGGTTGATTTCTATAATACTACTAACAAGACCAAAATGTATGGCAATGGTAGAATAAAAAAAATTATTACCACATCAAAAGTTGTAGGACTTGATAACGCTGGTAACACGGGTATCTTTGGAGCAATAGCGAACCTGTTCTCACCAACTTCAGATAACTGTGCAAAACCTGGAAACCCATCAGGACTGAAGACATCTCCCGCTGCTGGTGCAACATTGTCTGGTGAAAATCGAATTGTCACTGTTAGTGAGCGAAATCCAAGAAAATTAAATTCACCGACAGAAGATTCTACAGAGGGAATCAGCCAATCTAGGTTGCCAGAAAACCAACAAGCTTCAAACATTCCAGCAGGATCTTCCACGCCAACCCCACAAGATAATTTTGCAAACTCAAGATCCTCTGGTCCAGGACCATTTCAATCTTCTCCAGGTTCCAATCAAGATACGCCCAATGGTGGACCTAAAAAGAATGACCCCTGCGATAGTCAGATTGCTACCGTGGGAGCTTATCGTGCCCGAAAAGCCGAGGAGCGGGGTTCAATCCTCGGTCGCCTAACCGGCGATACCAACGCTGACGGTGTGCCATTTACTTGGGATAGGGGAACTGATAGAAGAATTAAAAAACTACACCCCGATGCAAGACAGGCGGTTGCTGATTTTATAAACTTTTCGGCAGAGCAAGGATATTATCTTAGGGTTACAGAAACCTATAGAACTATACAAAGACAGAGTGAACTGTATGCAAAAGGCAGAACAGTTAGACCGCCTAATAAGCCAGCAACTTACGCCCGAGGGAATCCAAAGAGTAGTATACATCAATTCGGAATAGCATTTGATTGTGTTGAAGTGGCCAGTGGCAGAGACAAGACAAAAAAAGGGAAAAGATTTTCAACCCCTGGCATTGGATCAAGTGGCTTTGATAAAGCTTATCCAAAAAGCAGGTGGCAGGAAATTGGCGCTATTGGAAAACAGTTTGGTTTTGTTTGGGGAGGAAACTTTAGAAAGCTTTTTGACGGACCACACTTTGAGGTATTCAGGGCAAAACCTTCAGAGCTAAGAAGAAAGGAGGCAAGAGGACGAGTTGTTGTAGATCCAGATCTTGGACCAAATTACAAGTTCCCAAAATTTTAAACTATGGTATTAAAGAAAGCTCAAAGCACAGTCGGAGTTCCTGCCTCTGAATTAGAAAAATTAAAAAATTTACCTGCTGGCGATAAAAATAATAGTGGATTATCTAACACCAGTATTGTTGAAGCTGTGCCAAACTTCAACCAAACAGCGGCAGAAACTGTTTACAAAGGGAAACATAATTCCTATATTGTGATGGGCAGAGATAGGCCCAGAGATATTCAGTCTGGTTATGGTGGAATTGGCGTTACACAGTGTGGAACAATAGATCTTGTTGTTGGGCTTGGCGGCGCAACAGGCGTAGAGGTCAACGAACAGAACCAATCCGTTTATACCGACAAGAGCCCAGAGCTAGATTCGGCCAGAATTTATATTAGCCAAAGAACAGATGTCGATGATAATTTTGGATTACCTGAAGGAAAAGTTGGAAATTCAACAAATAAATCTGCTGTTGCAGTTAAGGCTGATGCTGTTCGGTTAGTAGCAAGAGATGGTATAAAGCTGGTTACAGGAACTGATGTGTATGACGGACAAGGTGTAAGAATAGACATCCAAGAAGGCATCGACCTGATAGCAGGTAATAATGACGAAGGACTTCAGCCCCTGGTTAAAGGGAGTAATCTTCAGGAAGCCCTAAGAGAAATAATAGATTTGATAGCCGACTTGAACGGAGCAGTTACTAGTATGGCTATGATGTACTTTTATTTGCTTAATAACTTAGTATTGCACACTCATATTACTACAGTACCTGGAAGCCCGACAACCCCGTCTATTGATTTTGCCGCTATAGCAGCGCCTATTCAATACCCCCAACTGATAAAGTTGTTTTTAGATTTGGGGATACACCAAAAAAATACTGTGTCAACAAAACTTGATTACACTTATGAAACAGGCGGCGGCTATATTAATAGCTTATTTAACAACACAAACTAAGTAATTTTATGAAGAATATAGTAAACCCAGTACCAGAAATATTTGAAGCTGCCTTGCCTGAGGCCACAATAGTGGGTGGTATAATAACTGGCTGGAGCAACATACCAGAGCGAGATGGAAATGGGAACTACCCATCCTTAAGGCGTGGTCCATCTGTGGAGTGGTATGAGGATGAGAGAAACAAATTCATCATTGATATGATTCATACATCTGTTTTGGGAGGTTACGCACATTTAAGTATTGGACAGAAAGTTCCCGATAGTGTTACCGGATTTGGACTAACAACTGATAATAGGTTTTTGTCCTTAGAGGACGCACTGGCATACGCTGCCTTATATCCACAAAATGCAAAAGTAGGACTATCTGCAACATCACCCCCGAACCTGAAAAATCCAAGAATAAATGGCCGGTGCTGGGCTTTGCAATTTGTTGGTAAAAAAGAACAACAAGATATGTTGACAGTTATTACAAATGCCATCGCTATGATGGATAATAACATGCAAAACTCTGCATTTGATACTGTAACAACTGAGGCTGCCCAAAAACCAATAAACCAAACAAAAGTAAATGATCCAGCAGGACCTGGTACATCCAAATCAAAATATACAGTCAAAGAGGGTGATTGGCTCTCTAAAATAGCCATAAGGTACGATACCACAGTCGAAGCTATCTTAGCAGAAGATGCAAACGCACAGTACAGAGAAAATCCAGACCTTATTGAACCTGGTCAAATTGTTACGCTTCCCTATAACGAAACTAATGCAAGGATACCAGAAATAGTTCCTTCTTATTCTATTGAAAAAGTTAACCAACTATTAGAGGCCGCTGGTCGTCCAACGGGCTCAATACCATCCGGACTTAGCGTTGTTAAAAAAGATTTATCTGAGGAAAAAAGAAAAGTTGATTCTGAAGTTGACCTTACTGACTGGGTAAAAAATGTTCCACCAGACGCTACAACAGGAAATGAACAACTGGGGGTAACAAATGATATACCTGTCGATATAGTTTCCTATGCAAACAAAAACCTACTAAGCAAAACATATTACAATACAAGCGAAAAAAATTATTGGTGCGTGTTTAGGACTTTAGCAAAGAATCCAAAGTCTTTTGACGTGGCGGCCGGCGAAGAATCAGTTCAAAATATAAGAAATTTTAAATTTGACTTTGCCGTCCCTGAGATTCTAAAATTTGCAAGTAGGGACAAGCCTGAAAACAGATCAGGGATTGATTCTTCAAAAGTTGAATTTTTTAGTATGTATGGCAGCCCAAGTAGACCACAGCCTGCGCCGGCTGGACAAAGCTTTTGGATGGTGGCAGCAAAAATACCACAGGATGAAGTAGAGAGACTCCCTACTGCGGGGGCTAAATCAAAGCTTGATGATACACCAACTCCTTTGCAGAGGGCTAAAAGCCTACTGAGCGACAAAGGAGTACAGGGCAAAGAGGGTTTACGCCGAGCACCATTTAATGTATCAGATCTTCGATCGACACTGCACACTGTTGTTCAGGTTGTAAATCAATATGCTGATGAACTTGACAAAGAGGGCATTACTCCATCAATGATGGAACACACAAACGTCAGGATTGCGGCTGAAGATCTAAAAAGTTTTTATAATAAAGTAAAACGTTTTACCGAGAATAATCAACTTGATATACTAATAACTGATAAGATTGAATTTGTTTTTGATGCAAATTACAAACTTACAAATGTCTTTTACAATGGCAAGCAATATGCTGGAGAAGCAGACCCAAAAACTGGATTGTATACAGCGTTCGGGGCAACTCAAGATAAAACATTTGCACTTGTCTTCCATGCAAACGAAATTGCAGGATTGTTAAATTCTGACTCAAGGCCGTCTGCCATAGAGTTTGTACAAAAGTATATGTACCCAAGTCCGGTTATTAAACCAACAGACATAAAAAACAAACAAGAAGAAAACAAAAAGAGCAATAAGTATCCGGAAGAAAAAGGTGGCAGCGCTCTTGGAAAAAATACTTTTGAGGTAACGCCGGAAAAGAAGAAGAAAAAATCTAAAGCCAAAACAAAAGAAGAAGTAGAAAGAGAGTTTCAGGCAAGGTTTAACAAAGGAAAAGATGCTCTTGGCTTCTTTACTAGTACATTAAACAATGCAGGCTGTGAAACTCCTTTAGCAAAATATCTTAATGATGCTTTTTTAATATACCAGTTGTTTGGAGGAAAAGCAAGCATAAAACAAATCATCGGCGTTGTTGTTAAGATTCTTAGAGATGAAGTTATAGAACTTAAGAAAAACGAACAACTCTTATTACAGGGCGCTGGCTACCTGGACGATCCAGATCAGTTTATTCGTGATATTGAGCGAGAAGTTAATAGGCAGTTTTTTGCCTGCTTTAGAGTTCTAGGGGATATACTTTCAAAAGAAGTATTAGATCCTGGTGGTGTTCCACCCGATGTTCAAGCTCTTATTAAAAGCGGACTGACACCTCCTCGGGGTGTAAAATTAGGAAAAACCCCTTCAAGTGACTTATGGGCTCTGTGGAGGAAGCAATTACTAAATCTTATAATCGAATTTGTTAAACAGCTTATATTACAAGCGTTCAAACAGATGTTGCTAGCTATTTCTGGCTGCGGGCCAGAGACAGTAGTTGATAAATCAAACATTACCAGAAATAGGGTTAAGGGGGTCAATTCCCCATACGGTATTGTTAGGATAAATGATCTTGTTGACTATGCAGGCATTGATTTGATGGAGATTGCTGAAGAATTAAGAATTCAAAACACATATGTTGAAGGAAGAGAACTTGTAAAAAGACCCGCAACTCTTGATCAGATAAGACAACTAAACGACGACTGCTCAGATCTAATGGTCGATATAGATGTTGTGGCAATTTTACAGGGATCAGGCGGACAAGCATTAATAGACTCATTATATCGAGGTATTAATTTAGGTCAATTAAATACGAATGAACTTCCGCAAGCTGATCAAACAAATATTCTAAGGGGAGGTTATAGCGAAGAACTGACAAGAGCACTTTTGAATAGTGTTCAGGAATCGGTTCATGTTGGTGATGTTCGCTATGCTACACTAGATTTTACAAAGGATCTTATTGTAAGATATTTCAAGAGACTGGGGCAACTTCTTGGTCCTGGGATATCTCTTGGTATTGAAAACCCACTGGACACTAAAGAAGCATATTGCGATAGTCGTGACCTTTTGGCATATGGCCTCGGCGCAGGGATTGATATAGGGTTAGAAGATTTATCTGCGCTTGGTGACGATGATAGTACACCAGTTGCTGGTGGTTTAACCAAGAGACAGTTAAATTCACAAATTGGACAACAAATTGATTCAACGTCATTTAAGATAGAGCTTCTGTGTGAGTTAGCGTCTAAAAACTTTGATTTTGCTTTTGAGATACAAAATTTTTGGGATAGCATTGGGTTGGCACAGTGGCTTATGGATCTTTTGAGTGCTATAGCAGCCGCTTCTCGCCAAGCACAAGGAGTTCAAGCCCGAGCCCAAGCCCAGCTTATGAGCACAGCTTCTCCGGCACCTGATGTTAACTCAGATATAAATGCACGAATCGAACAAACAGAGCTTTTTAGATTCTATAAACATTATTTTGGCGCAGGAGACAATTTGTATTTACCACCTGCAACCATCAAGTACAATGTTAATCAAGTGGCTGATATACCTGGCAATCATCCTCATTATGATATAGGGTCTAACGTGACCCTCCAGGGTAGAAATGCTACCAATCCGTTTAGTGAGGAGGAGCAACTTGCCATAAATGACAAATCATTTGGACGCCTACAATTAGATTATATCCCTCGCCAAGGTGGAGATGAAAAAGTTAGAGTTTACTATAGTACGGGTGTTAGAAGTGTTGTGCAAGGTGATAATGGGGGTCAGCTTGACTACACAAAAACACCATCCGAGCTTGTTTGTGAATTTGATTTAGTAGATGATAATACGCCAGATACAGGCGGTAAATATTCTGTCAAAAGTGCGCTAGGTCGAATATCTCCAATTTTATTGTCAGAGGGCAGAAATGTTCGTAATGCGACATCGGCCCTCGTTAATGGCATACATAAAAACCTGTTACACATTGGGTATGGAACTGTCCCAGGACAAAAGACCAGTATAGGTGGGGCAGGTTCCAGAAACGTTGCTACTAGTATAGCAAACAGTACATTTCGAGGTATTGATTACGTTGATTCCTCTGCGGTTCGAGCAATACCGGGGCCCTTTCTGAATGGCTATTATGGAGTTACTAACGGATTAACACGGAACTTATACGCAAATCAAGATCCCAAATTTAAAAAAAGAGTTGAACAAATAATCGAAAGAGCATCTCTACTTCCGTTTGGGCCAAGCGGAGACCCTTGTAACTTAGGCAAAGACGAACAAAACGCTATAGTGACATTGGATACAATTAACCAAAGAATTTTTAATTTTATACTGAATGTAGCTCCACTTTTCAATAACGGATATGGGCTTGAAACACCTGACACTATGAATATGTTGACTTCATACTTGTCAAATAAAATTATTAGAGATTTTGAGGAAAAAGGTATTTTAGGATACATTGTTGATGGGTTGGGATTTGTTGCCAGAACTTGTTCGACAACTGAACCTGATGAGTTTGGTTTAGTATTCAACCCAGCTTTAAAACAAGATCCCCACGAGCAGTTAGATTATGTTATCAAATTAATGCTCAGAAAAACTTTTTTCAACTTATCAACTGAGGTGAGTGATGATTCGGACTTTTCTGGCTGGGCTGTAATGACTCGAAATCTGTTTGATGATATTAATACTAGCAAACCAGTTCTTAACAGAAATGGAGGAACCGCATTTTCTAAATCAACTGCATACAACATGTTAGTTAATTATATGCATAGTGGATATGGTTTCGGCGCATATGGACCAGACCGAAACCTACCAAGAAGAAATTATAATCTGTTGGAATATTTGGTCGAAAGAACTCCAGGTGCTGATGCATTTATAAGTCGATTAGGCTTCAGTGATAATTTCAACACATTTAGAGATAGAGAATATTTGGGTCTTGTCCCAATACCTTTATTAGTTGGGTTGCAATATTTATTTTACGATAAAGTTGTCGATCTAACGGGCAAATTTCCATCAATGGCCTTTTACGCTAAAAAGAGGGTAGATGGAGCCGACGACAACCTAAGAGCTATTCTTGATCCTGCCAGTTCTCAGAATTATAGTATAGCCGTTGTTACTCCGGCACAACCAAAGTCTCTTCGAGAATCAATAGAAGAGGATATTGCACAAGAAGCAAGAATGCAAGAGGAGCTTAATCGAGCCCGCCGAAGACAACAAGCTGAACTTGACCAAGCTGGACAAGAAAATCAGCAAGGTGCCCCCAGGGATGAAGATGTGGGACAGAACCTTGCAGACAGGGTACAGGGTGGTCCGCCTGGTAACCAACAAACTCCTCCCAATCAGAGTACAAGAGATATGCAACAACAGCAGCAAGAAGAGGGTATATCGCAGTCTGAGCGTGAACGGCGTGCTGCTGAAAGACGTGAGAGAGTTAGGCGAGAGGGTTCTCAAGGACAGCAACAACAACAGCAACAGCAACAACAGCAGCAACAACAGCAGCAAAGACCTAGAGTATTCCCAGCCGATATTGGTGGCAAAACATATGCTAATATAAATGATCTAAGAAGAGATAAAGCTAGATACCAATCTTTGTGGGAAAAATGTAATCAAATACGATCTTACAAAGAGGCTCTTGAAACTCGCCTTGGGTACTTTGCAAGTGAAGTTGCACGATCAGAACAATTGTATAAAAACGGTGGGTACAACTTTAGAGGTAAGAGCGAATATTGGGACGATTTCATTCGAAACGATGATGCCGAGCGAGCATACCGAGGGCGAATTCACTCATTTGTCATGTTGGTAAATCGAAACACTTCTTTAGGGTTAAGTCAATATGGGTGTGCAAATCCTGATGGACATAGTAACGGTTACATGGACGGCGCTCGCTTGTATTCTTCAGAAACAGATTTAAAAATATCAAATAAAGACACTATAACACAATCCGATTTTGATCTTGCTGCGCAATATCATCCATCGCTACCGTTTAGTAAAAGTCAGGCCTTTGGAGCCCGAACCTTGCGCTCTCTCGAAGATCTAATTATTGGTGGTATGTTATCATCTTGGGCTGGACTTAGGGATACTAGAGAAACTACGGCTTTTTACACAGCAATTGTGCGTGCTGCTTCTCACTTTACTGGATTTAGTCAATTGCCGGCAGCAGAGTATAGCCGCAGTCCAGATTATTCTCTAGAGCGCACTGCCGACAGAGCAGCAAGAGGTAACACGGTTACGGGAATTATAGCTTTGATCACACTTAAGACTACTGAACTCGATGAGTTAGAGTTATTTAGGGACTTGGGAATAAACTCTTGGAACCCAGACCAAAGAAATCGTGTTGAGAGCATAATTACTCAAATGACTGATTTAGAACTACGAGCAAGGGGAGAATAAATGGCGAATAAGCTAGAAGGTATATCGGTTTCATTACCGTTGGTTTATGATAGCGTTGATGGGCCTTATGAACTTAACAAAACATTAAAGGATGTTGTCAAACAAAATCTAAAAAATTTAGTATTGACATCACCTGGTGAAAGAATTATGTTGCCAGAGTTCGGAGCAGGTATCCGGAGATTACTATTTGAGCCAGTTACACCTGCCACTTCATCCCAGGCTAAAGAAAAAATATCTACACAAATTTCTAAATTTATGCCATTTGTTGAAATAGAACAGATCCTTATTTTGACATCTGATGAAGACGCTAGTTTATCACCTAATGCGGTCAGGATAATTCTAAAGTATAATATAGGTCCAATTAATGATAGTGATACCTTGATAATAACTCAGAACCAAGACTAATTATTGAAGCCTAGAGGTTTAATGATGCCAAAACGCCCGATAAATTATACAAGTAGAGAATTTGATTCAATTAAAGAATCGCTTGTAAATTATGCAAAACGTTATTATGCTAACACATATCAAGATTTTAATGAGGCGTCCTTCGGCGCTTTGATGATGGACATGGTAGCCTATGTTGGCGACCAGCTTTCATTCTATACGGACTACCAGGCCAATGAAAGCTTTTTAGACACCGCTATTGAATTACCTAATGTGCAGAGATTAGCCAAGCAATTAGGTTACAAGATGCCTGGATCCCCTACATCAACCGGTGTTTGTAATTTTTATGTTTTGATTCCGGCTGCATCAACAACGGGCGGGCCTGATACAAATTACATACCAATATTAAAAAGAGGCACTCTTGTTGGCAGCAACGGGGGTGCTGTATATACTGTTACCCAAGATATTGATTTTACAAATAGCAATAATGAAATAACAGTTGCAAAAGTTGATCCCGATACTGGTGTCCCGACTGAGTTCGCAATAAAAGGTCAGGGTACCGTGGTCTCAGGGAGACTATTAGAAGAGGAATTAGTGGTAGGCGATTATCAAAGATTCTTAAGGTTGAGAATGTCTGCTGCGGAAGTTTCTGAAATAGTATCGATAGTTGATTCGCAAGGCAATGAATATTTTCAAGTTGATTATCTGACACAAGATATTGTCCTATCTAAGGAGCCAAATCGAAGTACCAACCGTGATACTGTTCCATTTATAATGAAAACAAAGCCAAGCCCAAGAAGATTTGTTGTGGAATATGATTCTAATGGAACCGCATTTTTACAATTTGGGTACGGGTCCTCTGACAATCTTACTGGCGACTTAGTTGCCAATCCCGCTGATGTTGTTTTGGATGTCAATGGACGTGAGTATGTTTCTGATACCACATTTGATCCAAGTAATTTAATAGAAACAGATAAGTTTGGAGTTGTTCCAGAAAATACAACCTTGACGGTAACATATCGTTCAAATGAATCATCAACAGTTAATGCTGCTGCAAGCACAGTAAATCAAATTTTGCAATCATCGCTTACATTTACGAATCGTGATGCTCTTTCTGGACCGCTCGTCACGGGAGTGGAATCATCTTTGGAGGTTGAAAATCCCGAACCCATTCTTGGAGACACCTCTGAACTAACCGCAGATGAACTCAAGGTTAGGGCATATGCTACTTACGCATCTCAAAATAGAGCCGTTACAAGGTCAGATTATGTCAGTATCTGTTATCGTATGCCAAGTGGGTTTGGAAAAGTTAAGCGTGTTAACATTATACAAGACCCAAGGTCAACCAGAAGAAACTTAAATTTGTATGTTTTGGCCGAAGGTTCAAACGGAAAATTTGCAGCACCACCAAGCCAACTAAAGACAAACGTAAAAACTTGGATTGATCGTTATCGAATGATAAATGATAGTGTTGACATTTTGGACGGAAAAATTATAAATTATGGCATTCAATTCGAGGTTATAGCCGAGACTGGCGCTAATCGTTTTGACGTGCTAAATGCTTGTGTAAATAAGTTACAAGAGAAATTTTTGAATGTGTCTAAAGAGATGGGCGAGCCCGTATACTTAGCAGAAATTTTTAAAGCTTTGAATAGTGTTTCTGGGGTTGTCGATACAACTATGGTTAAGTTGGTAAACAAGACTGGTGGATCATATAGTTCATATAATTATGAGATTGACAAAAATATGTCTAATGACGGTAGATTTCTTATGATCCCCGCAGATGCAGTTGCAGATATTTTGTTTCCTAATGATGATATAACAGGAGTTGTCAGATAATGGCTATTAAAAGATATTTTGCTTCCCAGGATAATACTATTACAAACGCTTTTAAATCCAATCTTAGGACCAGAGGTACTGGTTCTAATATGGGTGCCTCTGATATTTTAGAGGCTTTTGTGATACATGGGCAGACTTCAGCTTCCATAGACGCATCCAGCGCAGAGCAGTCTAGAATATTAATACAGTTTCCAATTGATTCAATTATATCAGATGTGACGGATGGTACAATACCCTCCTCTAGTGTTGAATACAGATTAAAAATGTTCAATGCACCACACGCTGATACTCTCCCTTACGATTATCCTCTAAAGGTCGCTGTTGTCAGTGGCAATTTTTGGAACGAGGGCCGTGGATTAGATATGAACGAGTACTCCGACTTTGGTGTGTGTAACTGGGAATCTAGTTCTGAGGGGGTAGCCTGGGAACATGAAGGAGGAGACTTTTATAATAGCGCTAGCGTAGGCGATACATCCTATTCTTCAAGTTTCTTTTTGTCTGGCGGCATAGAAGACTTAGACGTAGATGTTAGTTTTGCTGTTGATTTATGGAGATCGGATGGAATAGGTACGGCTTCAAATTATGGCTTTATGATAAAACACGATGATGACATAATTTCTGGATCTTCTGGTTCATTCTTTACAAAGAAATTCTTTGGACGTACAAGTGAATATTTCTTGAAGAGGCCTTACATTGAGGCGAGATGGGATGACTCTAGAAAAGATCAAAGAGGTTTGACGTTTATTTCGAGTGCGCTTGCTCCTCCAGCCGACAATCTTAACACAGTGTATCTTTATAACCGAATACGAGGCAATCTAAAAGACATACCAAGTCTTATTGGTACAGATCAAATAATATATGTCAGCTTCTTTAGCAGTAGTAATGATAATCTACCTTCTGGACACCGATTACATGTTTTGGATGCAGGGGGTCTAGTACAACAAGAAATAACTGGTGGAATTGTTGTAGAGGGCGGCGCTGCTCAAACTGGTATCTACAGTTGCTCATTTGCCATAACAAGTTCCTTGGATACTGTACATGATGTTTGGCACTCCGGAAGTATAGAGTACTTTACAGGATCTATTAATTTAGAAGGTTTATCAGCTAGTTTCACACAATATGAAACACAACATATTAGCGACATTACAAATCTCAAGAAATCATATGTAAAAGGTCAGACACCAGTTCTTAGAGTGTACGCAAGAGAAAAGAATTGGAACCCCAATGTTTATAGTATGGCCGCTTCTGAGCCGCCATCTCAAATAGTTGAGGATGCGTATTGGAGATTGTTTAGAGTTGTTGACCACATGGAAATTGTTCCATATGGTACAGGATCTACAAACCACACCAGAATGTCTTATGATGTTAGTGGAAACTATTTTGAAGTCGATACGAACATATTGGACGAAGGTTATGCCTATGGATTACAGTTTGTTTATTACTTAAACGGAAAGTATGTCGAGCAGCCAGAAATATTTAAATTTAAGGTTGATGAAGAACCCGTATGAGCATAAAAAAGTTATTTCAAAACAACAAGCAGGCAAATTCTGTAGGTAAGTATCTCAAGAGCAGCGCAATAGGTGCTCTTAGTGGCGGTATGGAATCAGCCCAGCATTTAAGCGAGAGCTTAAAGAGACAAAAGCAATTTACCGCACCTCTAGATTACGGTAATCCTGATGAGTTTGCAAAATATGGATCAGCAGAAAAATACTACGAAAATTCTTTCAATTATATCTTGCAGAATTATCCCTATGACGGTTCTGCATTTGAAAAAGAAAAGTTTTATAATGACTTAAATCCTTTAGAAAAGTATATTTTTAATGAGAGATATCCTAAGAGCACTGGATTTGTTAATATTGGAACAAACTATGGCACCGCTGTATCTCATAGTAGTCATTACTTCTCGTCTCCAAAGGCAGAATACATTCAGGTAAAAGGCGGGCCTCATTCGGGAACTGTATTTTCTTCCAATTTTAGACAAAACAATCTAGAGTTTGGTGGTCCGAGTGGATCAACTGTTGAATTTTTTCTGTCTAAGTCTGCTGTTCCCGGCGGCAGCGCCGTAGTAACAACTCAATCCCCAAGACAGGTTATATTTGATCTGTGGAATGGTGTGTCTACGGGATCTGTAGATGACGATGAAACAAACGGCTGTTATGGTAACTTAAGAATTGAGCTTTCAAAAAGTTTAGAAGACAGGTTCTTGGTTACAATGTTGTCGGGCACAAAAGGATATGTAACTCAGTCAATCCCAACAACAGGCGGCGTAGGAAATTATATTACCGGAAGCGGTTTCAATCATTTTGCGTTTGTATTTAATACTTCTGAAAGCTCTCCAACTATTGATTTTTATATTAACGGTGTTTGCCACGAGCCAGGCATAGCCCCGACCGGACACCAAGCAGGACAGATTAGTCTTGTAACTGGTAGCTTAATAGGTAATATTGGTGCTCTTCGTGTTGCTCCATCTGGTGTTTCTGACACTAACTCAATGGAGGGGCGTGGAAAATTATCTGGCTCCATAGATGAGTTCAGATTCTGGAAAACGGCCAGAAGCGGAGAGGGTATAGGGAGAAACTGGTTTACGCACGTCAATGGCGGCACAGATATAGAAGATGCTAATGTTGGACTTGGGGTATACTATAAGTTTAATGAAGGGGTATTCGGAACTAGTAGTGTCGATAACGTTGTTCTTGATTATTCTGGAAGACTTTCAAATGGCGCTTGGTCTAACTATGCGGTAGGTGCAAGAGATACAGGCTCTGCTATTACCCAACAGTCCCTAACTCAATCTATACCATATAGAACAGAGACCGAGGATCCCATAATTATTCCATCTGCATCAGCTTTGACAGTTCGAAGGGATGATCTAAAACAGATTGGCGAACAACACGATAGAACGAATACATCTTATATTTTAAACACTTTCCCAGATTGGATTGTTGAGCAAGACGCTGAATTTGGTTCCGAGTTAAAAAATTCAACCCAAATAATATCAACATATTTTGATACTCTGTATTCTCAGGTTTCTTACCTGACAAAGATTAAGTCAATGGACTATATCAGCGGAAGTGCAACAGGGAGTATTTTTGAGTTCCCGCACAATGATCGTCTTATGGAAGAACTAGGCGTAGAAGCGCCAGAAATATTTGAAAATGCTAGCATTCTATCTCAGTTTCTGAAAAGGGACGAAGATATAAATTTTCAACATGACTTGACATCCATAAAAAATACGATATACAAAAACATTTACAACAACTTAAATCACATATTAAAGTCCAAGGGCAATGAAAAGGCCATAAGAAATTTAGTAAGATGCTTTGGTATTGATGAAGAGATAATAAAAGTCAATGTATATTCGGACAATTCAACTTATAAACTTGACAACAACTACCGGGCAGATACTAGCAATAAAAAGTATGCTGACTTTACAGGACTTTTCAAAAGAGATTCATCGGACGCAACGATATATCAGTATCCTAATCCAGATCTGCCGGAAGCTTATGGTGTTGTAAGCGGTAGCAGCGGAAGTCTTAGTCTAATAGAATTTGGGTTTACTGCCGAGTGTGAGTTTGTTTTTCCCAACAAAAAAGAGCAAGACACCTTATCTCACTTTCCTGTACAGGTAGTAACCTCATCTCTATTTGGTTGGCACACACCACGAGGCGAACACAAATTATTGTCCTCTTCTACGGACACGAGTTGGCACTATCCCAATGCGGATTCTGGGTTACAGGTGGTGGCTGTCAAATCAGCCTCACAGATGGCCGAAGTTATTTCTCCAGATTACAAAGTTAAAGATGTCTTATTTAAGGTCTTAGATAGGCACAATAATGAAATAATAGTATCACCTGTTTTTAGGAACGTCTATGAAAATCAGAAGTGGAATATTGCGCTATCAGTTCATCCAAAAAGATTTCCCTTTGCACAAAATTCTGGAGCTAATGCGAATGTTCATGATGGGTATGACATAGATTTTTACGCCGTTAACTATGACTCGGGAATTAGGCAAGAGAGTTATTACAAAACAGGATCTTTAACTTATAAGTCAGGCTCAGATATTGTTTCCGCTGCGAAAAGATATTATGTTGGCGCACACAGAACAAACTTTACTGGAACAGTTCTAACTTCTAGTGATGTTCGTGCCTCAAGTCTTAGGTATTGGACAGATGTTTTGCCAACCGGCGCAGTAGATATGCACGCTAGAAGTGCTGAAAGCTACGGTACTTTAAACCCAACAAGACAGGCTTATACATTCCAGAGTAAAAACCCTGGTGTCTATGTTCCTCAAGTTGACACTCTTGCTTTACATTGGGACTTTGCTGATGTAACTGGCAGTGATGCTTCGGGAAGATTTAACGTCAATGACTTTTCGTCCGGATCCCTAGACTCAGGAAGTGGTGGTGATTTATTCCACGAATCACCGCAGCACATAAATTCCAGACAACACACAGGGCGTGGTGACTTTTTCCCTGCTTCAGATAAACCTATCCGTAAAGAACTTGTATACACAGACAGACTAGAGTTACCAGAATATGCTATTAGTAGCGACATGGTTCAGATAAAAAATATAGACGATCAAGCCTATGCTCCAATGCTTAGGCCTGAAAAATTATTCTATGCAGTAGAAAAAAGCATGTATCGAAGCATATCAGAAAGAATGCTTCATCTGTTTGCATCGGTGGAAGAATTGAACAATTTAATTGGCGACCCAGTTAACAGATATAGACAAAACTATAAGTCTATGGAAAAACTGCGCCAGATTTTCTTTTCCAAGGTCGGCAATATTCCAGACCTGCAAAAATATCTTGATTATTACAAATGGCTGGACTCCTCTCTTGGGCAGATGTTAGAGCAAATGTTCCCAGCCTCGGCTAAGGTAGCTCCTGGTGTAAGAAATATAATAGAAAGTCATTTATTAGAGAGGTCCAAATTTAACTATACGTTTATGGGTAACCGTAAAAAATCCACCCGACAATCATTGGCCGGTGGCGATGAGGTTCAGGTCATTGCAAATGCACAAGACCCAGGGGAACTATTAGTAGAGTCAGACGAAGAGCCACCACCTCAAAGGACACCTTATGCGGCTAAACCTGTCAAGCCACCTAAAAATGTATCACAAACTAAAAATTTAAAGATTGAATCCGCCCAGGGTGAAAATGTATCGATAGGGTATGCACAGTCTCACGCACCATTGCCATCTTCACCACCACTAGAAAACGAAAACCGTTGGTGGTGGATGACTCGTGCAGAGAGAGACAATATTACAATAGTTCAATCGGACGCTGGAGTGATGAAATCCAGAAATGCAATATTTAAACAAGCCAAGTCTTTTTATGCCCCAAACAGATTAGTAACAATTGGTGCCTTTCTGCCGAAAGAAAACCAGCCAACAAACCAAGGTATTGGAAATGTAAAAGAAAGTAAAACTGAAGTTGCTGTTGCTAAGGTAAAATTTGGTGGACTTCAGTTAGACCAAGACGTTAAAGATGTTTTTATTCCAAATTTAAAACAAAACCGTCAACTAAGTGCATCTATAGACGGAGATGATATAAAGGGACAAGTTGTATTGCCGTTTACTCCGGTGAGTTCTACTGTTCACGAGGGATACCAGAAACAACTGCAAGATGCTGGATTAACAAATGTTGATTTCTCAAACTTGCATGTGCGTCCGGTAGCTGTACAATCTCCATTTACACTGGCCCACGTCGGCGGACAACAAGCTAGATCGGCACCTGTGGGTGCAAAGCTTAATCAATCTGATAATGTTCGAAAAGAATCTTATCAATTAGAGATTGCGGATGGTGCCGGTGAATTTGACAAACCAGCAGCAAAGACTCCTAAAGGGCAATATAAACGAGGCACGGGAGCATCTAGACCTGTAAACGTGGCAAATATACAAACGCTCACAACGGACATAGCCCCAGAAGGCGGCGCTAGAGTCTTGGGTAATTTTTCTAAGTTTTATGAGGTATTAAATACCTCAGACCGTTCTGTAACCAATGTTGACCTTGCCTTTAGTCCTGAGGCTTACCATACGTCTTCTCTGTTGTTGCAAAGCGGAACAATGCCTTCAGCCTTCTTGACTGATGTGCCAAGAAGAACCCAAGGACTAACTGGTTCGGCAGAATTTACAGCACCAAGACAGAGAGCGGGAGTCAGGACAAACAAGACAATTATAGCAGATAGGTTCTCGGCACCCGGAAGTAAAGAAGACTCTAAGCAGTTGTTCAGAGATAGAACTTCGGATCAATTCTCACCAAATAATGCTTTACCATTTAGAAATATAAAAGTTAGGCAGCGTTATAATACGCTCCTAAAACGACATACCGGGTTTGGAGGTTTCCAAACATCATCTTTGACAACATTGTTGGATAGAAATGACTCTACAGATTTGGGTGCATTTAACGAGGGGATCGTTATACTTCCTGCGGTACATGGTGATCCACTATCTATACATACAGCGTCTTTGGTAGCAGTTCACAAGACTCAAAGAAATACAATCCTAAGAGCAGAACTTGCATCATACAATTTAAATTCTCCCCTGGTTCCTATCATGACAACTGGTTCCGTGAGAGATAATGCATTTGTAACAAGACCAATACCTGCGGGTGACCGTTATTCTTGGTTTATGGCCCTGTCACACTCACAGGGTACACCGGGTGATCATCCAGGACAAAACGTCGGCGATAATTTCCATTTCTTTATCTTGTCAGCTTCAAGATATCCTGGCGATATAACTTTATACACTTCCTCCATTGCTCATGCTGAAAAGTATAAACTATATCCAGGCACTTTTGCTGCTCAAGCAAATGGTGTATTTAGTAATTCTGCTGGCGGTCTTAGTTATATTTGGGAAAGAAACGGTGCAGGACTTTGGGCACCTTGGACACAAACTCGATATGGACAATTCACTACCAAGGGTATGTTTAATTCTAAACAAAACTTTTACATCATCGATGCAGCAAACATAACAAGAAAAGCAGAGAGCGTTGAACAAGTAGCCGGCAAAAAACTAATGGTTATGGAGAAGGGAGAGACTGTAAAAGATTTTACAAAATCAATCGTAGAAGATAATGATAACTCTCTACAAGTATATCTAGGCAGCGTTGGTAATACCGTTACTCATCGTATCGCCAAAAGATATAAAGAGCCGCCATTGACCTCAAGATACAAGCCGATCTTACATCAGATAAAAACAAAAAGAGGCACGCCGGCACTAACAGATAAGAAATCTGTCGATGTGACTGTTAAGTATTCTTATGGTAACGAACTGCAAGGGTTTGCCAATAGAGGACTTAATATTGATCTTGGCAATAAACAAGACTTTAAGTTGGGGCAGCTAAAAAGACCTTATGAAATTATCAGGGACACATTTGTAGACGGTGTGGATCCTTCTATTGATGGGGTTGAGCTTATCAAGATGATGAGTTACAAAGAGACAATATACCCTAGAGAAATCTATGCATACCTATCGGCTACCAGAGCAAGAAATTTTTACAGAAACAATTTCTGGAGATCTGATATAGCAACTGGATCTGTAGCAGTTCTTACAGCAAGAAGTATTACAGAACTTTCAGGGCTTTTACACGATCACAACATAAAAGAATTTAATAATTCTTGGGAAAGAAGAATTACTGATGAGGCAGCGGGCGCTGGATTTTCTTCATCGTTTGATTACTATGTTAAAATGGATGAACAGTTCCCAATACCAATATTCCAAGGTAATACTTCAGGTAATCAAGGTTATATCCCACCAGTAAAGACAACACCATATGTTGATGCAGAGGGTAACAGAAACCCTGGGTCTGGATCTATGTGGCCTTTAGATTCTTTTTACTATGCAGAATTTTCGGGTGCTTTGCCCACATCATCATATAGCGGAACAAATATAGGAAATAATCTTCTGTTCTGTATGGCTTCAACAATGCCGGCTGGTGAATTAATGATGCCGCATTACGGAATTGTTATGAGCGGCAATGCAGCTAATAGCAGTTCGGAACTTGGTGGCATTCGATTTAACACCTCTAGTGTTAACTCACCGCAATATATTTACTCAGTTCCAACTGAAAAAATCCGTACAACAGATCTTGCCAATGGGAAGGCAATATTTATTGCTGAACCTAATGCTGTTGCTGGACCAGTAGCAAGGCCAGCTTGGACCGCAGGACGAAAAAGAAAGTTTGTTGACGGTCCAAAGAAAAATTCTCTTGCACCCGCTAGATTTCCGTGGTATAATAACTATGAAAACTGGCAAAAAGAACTAAGAAACTTAGGTAAAGATTACACAATTATTCCTGAATATCGCATCAGTGAGCTTATGCCTACCTATAAAGAATTAGGAAGCTTTGGGACTGTATTGTCTGGTGCTCTAAGTGTCACAGGAGCGACAAACAACACTGGAACTAACTCCCCGTTTAATAGTGCAGACAGAGAGTTTTTGCCACGATATGCCACAAGTGATGCTGCCGAGTATTTAAAGACATTTATGAAAAAAGGCTCAAAGGATGCGGAGTTTAACAAGGATCCAAGACACCTTGAGATTAAATCAGAGGCACTCCTGAAGCTATTGCCCTATGAGGGATTCTACCCCGTCCTAAGAACCTTAGAGTTGGCCAGACTATTTTCTCAGTCTTATGGTCCTGCAATTGAATATTCTGGTGAGGGATACACGCCCGGAGCACCCAACTTTAAAGATATAACATCTACAACACCCGGCGAAAACGATGATAAAAATCCAAGATCTTTTAGAACGATATCTCGCCCATTCTTTGCTCCAGGTATTGTATATAATTCTATTAAAGCTGGTGTCGCTGTACAATATCCTATACTTCGAAAAGGTATGAGTGCTTTTACTTCTGCATCTATACAAGACCCTCTAGCTGGGCAGCTTAGCTCGTCCGTTTTCTTCTCATTAGCTACAGGGGACCTGCAAATGTCAGGCGCTTCTGAAACCGCTATTACTTTGCCCGGCGGTCGTCGCCGAAGAAAAGAAGGAACTGCTGAGAATTTTGACTTCTTTAAATTGGATGTTGCGGTCGAGGGAGATCAATTAAAAGATGGTAGTCGAGGTGCGCCGCACCGCATGTTCTACTCAGATGTCATACCATTTGAGGGAATATTTAAACCGATGGAGCACATTTCATCGGAAAAGAGAGGCGTGGTTTTAGCCGATTCAAATCCAGTTTTGTATCAGGAAATAACAGGCTCGGTTCCTACAACGGGCGCTCTTGTGACAAGTCAGTTCGAGGGCGAAGCAGGAATGGAGGAAAGAGTCCATTTCGTTAAGTTTGATGATGATTTGTATCGTCTCGGGATGTCAAACTTTATGGCAAATGTTCCAAGATTCTTTTTGAAAAAACAAAACGACGGCGGGTTTATGTCTAAATTTGTCGCAGAGATACCATCCAGAGCTACAGCAGATAATCCTGCCGGCGCTGCGGCTGCAAATCAAAATGAAGCCAGGACTGTTGCAGTATCCAAAGATAAGGCTTATATTATGGAAATTGGTATGAAACAAACCGATAGACATATGATGTATAGTAACCCGGCAGCTTTTGGACCTCCAACTGCAACGGGTTCATTTGATTGGAATGAGATGCTAGCTGCTGGGCCTGGCGCTACTACGCCAGCAACTGTAACCTATGGCGCTCAAGCAACAGCTTCTTTAGAAATTAATACTTTTGATGAAAATATTCTTGATGGTAAGTTTATAGGCATTACGGGATCAACAAACGATGGCACGACAACCGCAGTTACTTTTGAGTTTGACAAAAACGTTGCTCCTGGCTCGCCGGCTAAGACAGATGCCACAAACTATACAATAGGTTGTCAGAGCGTTAGTGATGCTCCTGCTGTCGGAACAGCAATACTCAATGCCTTCAACCTTGCTAGCACCAATGGGGACTTTAAAACAGTCTCAAGTGTTAACGGATCAACGGGTACAGTAACCGTTAAACAGTTACTGAGAACTGCCAAATTTAATGGATTAGAAATTGTTGGATCTTCTGTTAATCCGGACCAGGCTGGTGCTGGTGTTACTGTAGAGGGTCCGTTTGCTGGAGGACAGCTAGCTCCTTTATTCACCGTTGCTACCACGCAACAGAGTGGTGGAGTTCCTCAAGGAAAAGACTGGCCTCACCATAGAGCCGAGTTTGCACCTTATACACCAAGTTATTACTACGGACCAAGCGTTGTAAGAATAACTTATGTGCCTAAGAAATCAGGAGAAGTCACGCTCAGAGAGATACTCAGCGGCGAAGAATTATTTGTTGAATACAATAATGAAAATGGATATTATTATGATTTTGACTCTGGATCATACGTTGGAGCTAACGACCAAGTATTTAGCCTAGATGGAGTTCCGGCCTATGGGTTTAACCGAGCTTGGCAAAATAGACAAGATTTAGATTCGTCTGTTGTCATCGATAATGTATACCCAACAGACGCAGCGGATGTTTCACCACGGGATCAAAATAAGTGGGTAATTATGCCCAAATGGGAATGTCCAGTATTAGATTTCCCGACAACAGATGGTGGTTATAACTATAGCGCCTCAGTTAACGTCGGGGAGCATGATCCTAAGGTTAGGGGAATGTGGCACCAGTACGGCACGATGCCATCTTCTTCTGTTGAGGGTGTGTTTATGTATATTTCAGATGTTTCGGTTGAGTCAACTGAATTAAGACTCTTAGGAAACCCAACTGGTTCTGCTGCACAAAGAAGCGGTGAATCAACAGGAACTGTTCTTTCGGGCACAGCAAAAGTAGAGGTGGTTAGAAAAGTTCCAAAATTTGTGATAGATTCCGGTCGAGAGGTTGACTCTTTGGCAAGATTGGTAGGGTTCAAAGAAGACAGTATTCAGGCACCGGGAACTTTCCAGCCAGAAAAGGCCAAGCGCCTTGGACAATTGGCTGAGAGTGGTGAAAAAACAATTTCTGAAGCTGTGTTAGCAATGCCATATTACTTAGAGCCAACCACTCAAGAGATGAAAGTAATGACCTTGAAGGGTAACATGGATGCTTTGGGTCCAAAAGTTAAAGAGTTTAGAAAAAACTTTACAAAATATTCCTTGCCTCCGTCGCTCAAGAAACAGTTAACGTCCTTATTGCCGCCAAACTATCCAAAGGTTTCCAAGTTCATCAATCCCTTTGGGGGAGATGATTATGATTCGATCATACCAACTGAAGAAGATGTGAGTATACCAATTGTATATTTACTAGAGCATACAGTGGGACTTTCCAGGCAAGACTTGGCAGATATTTGGCAAGGTATAATGCCAGATATAGCAGCTACAATGAAAACTAGTGTATCATCTATTGATCATTATATGCCAGGAGATAGAGCTTCTGGTACAGGCAATAAAACAGTCTTCCCAGAAATTTTACTTAAAGAGCTTGAGCTTGGAATTCCAAGAAACGGACACCCAAGAGTTGATTTGATAGACGTTGCACCACTTGGTTCTCGTGATGGTTTTATTCCAGAAATAAAATGGATGATATTCAAGGTCAAGGAACGAGGCGTAGATCGATTCTCGACCTTCATATCCGAGGAACTAAACGGCGGCCCCGGATCATTTTCGTATGATAATGTCTTTGGTGTTATAGCAGAAAATTTACCACAAGAACAAAAAGATTTCTTGAAAAGAAAGAAGACAGAATATACTAAAGGTCTCTTCGTAAGTGATGACCTTGGTGTCGCTGGCAATACCTATAACTGGCCTTATGATTATTGTTCGCTTGTTGAAATGGGTAAGCTATCTGTTAACGTTGGATTTAGACCGGAACTTGAAAGAGAGACAGAAGACATTTCAGAAGATCAAGAGACAAACGCCAGAAGTCGAGGCGAGAGAAACAAGAAAGTCTTAGATAATAAAAACCTAGAACAAAGAAGGCTTTCTTCTCCTCCAAGAATATTACCGGCAACACCTCTAACTCCGCCAGCCGGTGCGACTATAATGTCACCTCCACCAGGAGCAGAGGCTTTACCCCAAATGCCAAACACACCATTGCCTGGGGATATGACACCGCCACCTGAAGGTATGACGCCTCCACCACTTGGTCAACCACAAGAAATAGATCCTTTTGCTGGAGAAGCACCAGCATCCCCAGAACAGTTTGACCCCGGCAAAATTCCTGCTGGTGAAATCCCAGAACAGTTCAGAGATATGACACCGGCCCAGATGGAACGCCGTCGAGCAGAAGAGATGTCTAAAGCACAAGAACAACGCCAGCCTCCACCTAGTTTTAGACCACCAAGAGGCGGTGGTAACGGTGGCGGCGGATCAGGCGGCGGAGGCTACTAATGTCTAAATTTCTAGATCGAAAAGAACAAGTTATAGAGATTGAACTTACCAAATATGGTAGAAGGTCTTTCGCTATGGGTAAATTTGTGCCAAAATATTATTCTTTTCATGATGACGACATTTTGTATGACAGTGATTATATTCCAAGTGGAAGTATTCAAAAGTCTAATCCGAAAAATCAAGAAGAAGAGCAAAACGATATTGTTGATAGAATCGAAACAACTCCAAGAGTTTCGATTATTAGCGATGGTGGCTGGGAAAAGAATCATAGATTTTTCACCGCTACGGGAGAAATAAGCACCGAAACAACCAATGTTGGTTCTTTAACTCCAGGGCAAATTTCTCCGGCCAATGCTAAATTTCTTAGACCAATAGGCACTAGTAGTCCTCTTAATGACTTTGCTCCTGCCTGGGAAATAAAGGCAGTTGCTGGTAGTGAAACTTTGACATTATCGGGCACCGAACAGTTCCCATATAAGATCGGAGCATCTGGTTCTGAGGTGATTGTGCCATATTTTTCATCTAGTTTGCCTTTGGAGTATGAGGTACAACCAATAACTATAAACGTGGATGGTAACGATGTTGTTATTGAGGATGGAGGCAGAGAAGTTACAGAGAATCTTTTTGAGATAACTAAAGAGGGTCGTTTGCTTTTAGATGTCCAAGAGCTTAATACTGTGCTGAACTCAGCAGGTAATTTCGATATAGAGGTGTTTAGAGCACCAATAATACAAGGAGTAGAGTACCAGCTTGGAAGACTTGATTTCATAAATGAAAATTTTATGGGAGCTAGAGGCTTAAGTGTTCAACAGGACCCAGATGAATACGCTCGTGCTTTAGCAGGAGATGATGAAATAATAGGTGAAAATGTTCCTTTGTTGGACCCTAGTTATGTTGAGTACTTTTTGTCCATCAGAGTAGATGATGGTATTGAAGATATAGAGCAGATAGGTGAGACCCTATACCAAGGTGGTCCATCTGATCCAGTTGACCCTTGCGAGGATGTGTAAATGGTAAAAAATATTTCACAAAACCAGAACACTTTTTTCCCAAGCTTGGTACAAGGTCTTCAATCACAATCTGGATTAGTTTATTTATCTTCAAATTATCCCAGTGTTTCAGTGGATGAGGCGATAGTAGCTAATGATATAAAAACAGTTGGCGAAGCTGCTGGCGAAGAAACTATAACTGTGACTGTGAACTCAACTATATCAGAGGCTATATTGGAAACGTTGGCTGATAACAAAGAGTTCAAAAGATTTTATAATACACCTAGTTACATTAGTAATCTTAGAGTAAGAATTATAGCTTGCTTCGGAAAGCAGGGCATTGATTTAGATTTTATAACCCAAAGAACAAATGAATACCAAGCGGGGTTAATGGCATTGTCTGGCGAGGAGAACGCTGATAATTTTTACGTTAACTTAATTAATAGTATAGGGCCATCAAATTACTCCCTACTTGCGCCAGCAGGTCCATTTGGTTCCGATGCCATTCTCAATACTTTAAAAACGAATCTTCAAGATAAGTTATATTACGATGCTACCTCTGCAAATAACGGAATTATTTTGTGTGATATGCCTATGGACGATGCTCTTTTAAGAGATAAAGACGGCAACGTAACCAGAAGAGAAAGAAGAAAACCAGCACAAAAAAATAACGCAGCCCTAGATTCTGACGAATATGCAAGTTATGTTTTAGATAGCATTATGCTAAAGCCGTTTGTTTTCAGGATGGGTAAAAACGAAACATACACTAGTACCGACATGTCGAGTATCAGATTCTATGCATTTACCTATATGGATAATCAAGCTTTTCTTGAAGATAAGGGCATTTCTAAGGATTACGTCCAAGGCGAGGAAGATCGCCTTTTAGAAACTGGAATGGGCTTTGTTAAAAGATCAGTTTTTAGAGGCACCGAATATATTTTTGTCCCTCAGGAAAAAACCTTGGTGGTTAGAAGTGACCAAATTCAGTCTGAGACCGCATCACCATCCATGGCGGCAAAATTATCAGATGAGAGAGGTTACGATAGATTAAGTATTGTTGATTTTAAAAGTCAAATAAATGTGACAACAAGCGATCTCTTGAAGTCATTAGATACAAATAATAAAATATATGAAGATATTAAATCAGAAAACTTTTTTTCTGAGTTCTGGGTCACAAGGTGTGAGAATGATAGTGCTAGGTTTGGTTTTGTCTTTGACAAACTAGCCTTCCTGGCAAAACATAGTGAGTTTTCATTCTTGTATGCAAACCCTGCTACAGCCGCCGATCTACTTAGTGGCGATGGTAGCTTAGCGGCAGAGGATGAAGACACTGTTAGGTGTTTAGATATAACAATGTCTAAACGGCAAATTAGAACTGAGCCTACGATAGGTGTCAACAAGTTGACCTTTGGCAGACACAAAAAATATGATGAATCGTATTACAGGCCTGAAGAAATAGTTCAGGAGCCAATTCTTATCCCGGCTATAGGAGAGTTCTTAGACCCAGCAATTTCTAAAAGAATGAGTTTTTACGAGGGTTATGATACTTACGAAGATGAGTTTAAAACTTTGACTGCTGGTATGTACCAGTATGCTGCTACTGTAAATGTATATGATCCATCTCTTTCGTACCTTAGGCGGTATGCTCGTGCTTTGTCGGCGATTTCCTTAAGAGCTATTGAGGCATATGATTTGATTGTTAACTCACCTCCAACCGACCTAGAGAGAAAATTAGGGGTAGTCATTGATGGTGCTGGTTTATATAACGGATCAAAGAATGAAAGAATCGTTCCCCTTGGATCAATACAGTTTAATTCACAGACAATGCTAGAAAGCATAACGTCAGACATTAGAAGTTATGTAGATCTTTTTACGAAGATGACGCCGACCACACCGCTAAGTTCAGATGCAATAATCAACATGTTGTTATCAATGGTTAAGAAAAAAGACCCTTACGGAATAAAAGAATTCTATAACATTGTTGAGAACTTCAAAAGGGGCATAGAACAAATACTAGAAACTAAAATGCCGAAAGATCCTAATTTAGAATCAACGACGGCAGTTCAAAAACTAGGGGCCAATACAACCCCAACAAAAATTAACATTCTAACTTTCAAACATTATTTTGATGATTTGTTTGAATTTGGGACAAAGTATGGAACAGGATACTTATACCTGTCCCAAGAAGTGGCTGGCAATATACCTAATCCTGGTGGATTGCCGACATTTTCAAGGGACTTCTATAACAGCAGAAGATCCGAAGAATTCAATAAATATTTTGGTTCTTATAACCAGCCAGGGTCACCTGCCTCGTTTGCAAGCCCTGATGGAACATCATACGAACAATCAAGTTATCAATATTTCACGCCTAAAGCAATTAAAAATTTTGGAAAACAAACAATTGTCCAAACCTCATATCGATCGCAAGATGAAAACATTCTGGCTTATGACATAGACAAATACGCTGATTTGTTCACAGACCTGGTAAACAATAGGATATACTCTCACAATAATAGCTTGCCATTTTTCTCAGCACAAGACTTTGATGTTACGCCAAGAGATCTTTTTAACAGCGCTAACAACTCTTTATATGCTCATGGGTGTTTGATTAGCGAGGGGATTGAGCAACAATTTAGTATTCCAAGCGTCGGAGAAAATATTAGCAAAGTCATAAAAATAGGAAAAGATGGCAGTGAAAATCCTGAAGTAGACGCACCACGAATTGTGGGAACATTTCTTGGAGGAAATGAGGATACAGATTTAGATGCTAAAGATTTTTTCAAAACAACGGAACAAGAGTTGACTCCATTTGCCACAGGTACATACGGGGCCATAGTTGATCCATCTTCTATCGATAGTGACGAATTGCCTATTTCTCCGGCTGGTCTTCCTCCGACCAAATTAACCTTTGCTATTCTTGGAGAGTTAGAACTCGATTCAAAAATAGACAGCACAACATACCTCAAAGAGACATTTAACTCTATGGTCAACAATGTTAATAAATTAGGATTAGATGACAACAGTATTCAAAGTGCTGTTGAAAATAAATACTCTTCAATTCCTAATCAGTTTAAATCAATGTTTGTGATCGCCGCTTCACAGCAGGAAAAATCTTTAGCAGGATCAGGGTTTGATGCTGTCAGGCCACAACTTGAAGATGCCGACACCGCTGATTTTTCAGATTCAATATCATACATTAATCAAAACGAAAACTTTCCTCCTTATCTTTCAACTCGTGATCCCATGAAAACCTACGCTAAATTCTTAGCGTTTTGGATGAACTATAAACAGATAGGTGTAATAGAGTATTTATCAGGATTTGATGATCTTGGCAACATACCTTTCGGAGTCAGGCTCGGCAACAGTGATCCGACATTTTCAAAAAAACCTTTAAGACCGATATGGAGAAAGTTCACCCCTGACTTTTTTAATTCCACCACGCAACAGTCTTTTCTGTGTCGAGTAAGAAACATATCAAAAAATGATATGGTCACAATTTCTGATAACATGTCTGGATCTGTATCTGATCTTAACAAGGGAATAGATATTGATTTTAAGGAAATGTTTGATCTGCCTATTTACAACAGATACTTTATTTTGAGAGGACAGTGACGTGCCAGCCGGAGACAGAAACAGAGAAGGACAAGAGCCAGAGGTCACCAGGGAAGAACTGAGTGACAGAAGGGCACAGTTCCTTTTAGATCTTACACTCGAAGACCGTGGCACACAAGTTGGTAGTGGTCAAGAGTTTTACGAATTTGTAAAACCAGCCGGTACTATCAACCAAAAGGCAGATTCAGTTAATGTATTATCAGGGGAAAGAAGCCCAGATTTTACCTCAAGACAGGTTATTGCACAAAGAAATCTTACAACGCTTGATCCTATAAATAGATATTATGCTATGGGGGGCGATAGAGTTTTATCCGACAAGGTTTCATTCACTCCATTAGAATCAGATGATGCGTATGGTAACAGTGCTCTGTCTCCCGAGGCCCCTACCTCAGTTAACGTAAATTTTAATATCGGCGGATATACAAGACAAGGACCAAGAACAATAATTAGGGGAATATCAGAAAACGATAAGAATGATATTATAGCTGCTCGTGCCGGGACTGCAAGAGTGAATGGCACACCGGGCAGGAATGTAATTGATAGGTATAGGGGTTATGTGTTCCCGCCTGAATACCCCACAATTACCGCTGGCGCTGAAAAATTCAACTTTTATAATGAAATAAGTAATCTATCCAGTCAGGGGTTGCCTGAAATATTTGAAACTTTTGAACAAGTAGAAGATTTTTTTCCACGACGTGTTGCGCTTGAAAATGGCAGTCTAACTAAGACTATTGGTGGCTCACCAAATGTAGTAACAACTAACAACGGTACTGTAAGACTTTGGCAGCCTAGTCCAAGAATGAGAAGAATTCTCCGTGTTTTAGACTACGACGATATGGATGATTTTACTGATGATCACTCAATGTTTTTTCCAGATAGGGTTTCAAACTATACCTATTCAGACAGACACATACCATTCAATAAGCGCAACTCGCCTTACGACGGCTACAATAATTCTATTATTGCAGTTCTTATGAGAATAAGGACAGAGTATAGCCTTGAAAAAGCTTTAGAAGCTGCAAACTCAGCTTTAACAAGATCGGAAAGAATTATCCTGGCCCAACAAACAGATCCGGTTGTTTTTGAGTTTTATGATTTTGAGACTAAAACTAGCTTTGTGAGAGATCCATATACCGCAGTTTTGAATGAAGTGCCGGCAACCAGAGTTCAGTTAAGTGCTGAAGCTGACATAGCACAACCGGCAAAAATAGCCGGCATTTACAATTATGGATTACCTGGGTATGAAGACTCTATTAAAAATCGAGCCATTCCTGAATCGGCATTGCCAAACCTTTATGTTTATCAGTTAGCCGCTGGTTCTGATCCTATAAGTGGACTATCTGGCCGAGGTTGGGACTCTTCACCTCAGGGCGATGAAGTTAGAAGAGGGTATGACGGGTTAGTTAGATTAAATGAATTTATAACCGGCACTTTACCTAGGCTTAGGGCACAGCAAGCAGGGGGAGAAGATAGAGGTATATCTGATTATCTTATACAATATGGACGTGCAACAAGAAATTCAAATGTGGTCATAGATCTGACTTCTTCAATTGCTAGAAGATTTTATAATCAAACAACTGATGCTACATCAATGAATTTATTTGAGGAGTTTAATGAATATAAAAATGAATTCCCTATGTATTCTGAGATCTCAATACCTATGCTTGAGCAGGGTAGTCTTAACAGACTTCTAAACGAAACTCTTGGTGCTACTTCTATGGTCAATTCAATTATCAATGCAAGTGTTGATGAAAGGGAACAATTTTCTTTTACAACATATGGTGCAATCGCTCCAACAGGAGTAACTACGTTGGGCCCCGACCAATCTGATTCTAGGCAAAGAGAAGTTGCAATCGTTGAATCACGCCGCCCAACAAAAGTTTATAATTTTGACGAATGGATACGAGAGACAACAGCCGCTCTTAATCTAGACGACATGTCGGAGCTTAGTCTAAGAGGACCTTGGCGTGAGCGTAACGGCGGACAATCCGCTGTCTCGGCCTGGACAAATCAAGTTAATGTTTTGGTTAGGCGTCAGGCTCGACAAAGGGCTGTAAAGTACAAAGAACTATTAGAAGGCAGAAAAACTCTATCTGATTCTGAAACTATAATATACAAGCTTGTCAAATACAGCGCAGGCGGCTCAATCAATAATCCAGGCAGAAGAACAGTTTTGCAGAACTATTATTTTGCCAACACTAACGAGATAGACTTGCTAAATTTTGTAGACACACAAGTAAAGGCAAATAAATTTTATCAGTACGAGTTGTATGCATATGATGTGGTATATGGTTCAAAGTTTTTGTTTAGGACAAGGTTTGCAACGTTTCCAGGTTCTAGAGATATATTAAATGTAAGAAGCCCTGGTGAAACTCGGGGTGGGACTTTGGCCTTCTATTCGTTTAACGTGGATACTCAGCCGAATATTAAGATAGTTGAATACCCACTTATAATTGGTGACTGGCGTCGCCGACGTGATAATCGAGGTAATCTTGGCACTTTTGCCGTTCCTACGGTCAGGACACGTCCGGATCTTGTGATTGGGGGTGTTTCTTATCCTATTATCAAAATAATTCCATATCCTCCGTTGACACCAGAGGTTAGTATATTCTCATATCAAAATACAGACAATAAAGTTTTGATAAACTTATCGCCGTCCGTAGGTGAATATATAGGTGAAAAATCTTTCCCTTATATATCTTTTGATGCAGAAGAAAAAGAATTGCTTGACGAAATATGTGCAAACCAGAGAGTACAAGATCCATCTCAAAGACGCAATACTTTAAGTTATAAGGAGAGCCAAGTTCCACCAGAGATGTTGATTTATAGAACAGACGAGATTAATACGAATGTTGCGTCACCCGTGGACCTTTACAAATCTTTTTCTGGAAAACTAATAAAAAGACTTAATCTAAGTCCCTCCGCAAATTCTGAAGATTTTGCAGCGGGATATGATTTTATAGATGATATAGAGCCAAACAGAAAATACTACTACACTTTTAGGTCCGCATCCGGTATTTACATCTCAAACCCAACGCCCATTTATGAAGTTGAGCTTCGATTAACTAACGGGTTTTACTCACCAATTATAAAAGAATATACACCTGTTATTACAACAGCAAAAACGTCCACTAAGAAAATGAAAAGGTTCATAGAAATTAAAGGGTCTGACATTCAGACGCTACCATTTTCAGAGGTTAGTCAAAATAGTGGTTTTGCAAATTCAAGGACGGGACTCTTTGTCTCGGAAAAAAGTCTTGTTCCGCAAACAGGCGTCAATGGAATTACAGGGAATAAATTTATTGTCAGGCTGACATCTCGTGATACGGGACGAAAAGTTAATATTGTTGTGAACTTTACCAGCACTGAAATAAGGTAAAAGGAACAAAAAGGTAAAAACAATACTACTTATTAAGAACTTTGACGTTCAACAATAATAGTTATTCATAAGAGGGAGCCAAAATGGCGTTTTTAGACAACAGTGGTGATATCATCTTAGATGCGGTTTTAACTGATACAGGTAGAAAAAGATTGGCAGCAGGTGACGGAAGCTTCCGCATCGCAAAATTTGCTGTTGGTGACGACGAAGTGGACTACACGCTTTATAGAAATAGTAATGCCGCCGAAGGTGTTCACCCAAGTGGTTCTGCTTATTATGATATAAACATTCTTCAAACGCCTGTCTTAGAAGCTTTTACTAATAATACATCAATTATGAATCACAAGCTTGTCTCTTACGTTCGGGACGATTTATTGTATCTTCCCGTTATCAAGAACAATGACACAATTTCACAAACCGTTGATAAAAACACGGCGGCCTTGACAGATATTCCAGTTGGTGGATATTTGGTTACCACTGATTACACAACATCAGATCCTGATACATTTGCAGCATCGACTGCAACTTCGCCCTTTAGAACATTTATCGGGGTTATTCGAGGTAATCGTAGCTTCGCAACTGCCGGACAATTTATCTGCCTTGATCAAGGCATAGATAATACTGATTTGTCAATACAAAAATTAGACAATGCTGATGCGTTAAGAGAGACACAATTTCTTGTTGAGATGGACAATAGGTTAGGACAAGTATTGTCGCTTGACGGAAACACTGTGGCTAGACCATCTTTCATAGATGATGATAACATTGCAAGTTATTACTTTTCATTGAATTCTAACGGGCAATATTTTGCTGCGCCTGATGGACAAGCTCCTGGCGTGGCTGAGTTCAATAGATCCACAAACGAAACGTCACCAGCCGATACATTTTCAGTCATTGGGGACACTAACGGCGGACGTTATGGAACTAGATTTGCATTTCGTCTTTTGGCGGCAGAAAATTTACAGACGAGCAATGTCTTGTTTAGTAAACTAGGCGGCAATACAGCTTCCGACTATGTTAGTAGTGGTGCTGTCTTTAGGTTCATCGATTCAACAATTAGGGTAACAGGTTTTACAACTGGATATAGAGTTGATATCCCTGTAAGATTCGTAAAGAAAATATAATATAAGGGTTAAATAATGGCGACTTCATTCAAAACACTACAGGCCTCCGATGTACAAGCATCGAGAACCAAACTTCACGAGGCAATCCCAGTTACTGGTACAATAGTCTCGGGCACATATTTGGTTGCCAACGCATCAACCAACGTAAAGAATTTTAGCCATGGGATGTTTCAAAGCGTTTATGACTATCCATTCTTAAGTTCTTCAGCAAATCATATTTTTGATATTACGGTTGGAATGAGTGCGAACTCGGCCTTGTCTGCCTCTACAAATGTGCAAGGTAAGCAAAAGCTTCAATTGTATAATCAGATGGCGCAGATTCTGGTAGGGCACGATGCCACCGGTAGCATTAGAGAGTTTGACAGAGATGGTGATCTGACCTCAGGAGACAAGTTCCATGATGGAATATTCTTCAACTTTTCAAGACTTTTAGTAAAAGATGAGTTGCAGAAAGGCACATTCAGGATGGAGTTCAGTGTGGACCCAACGGGGACATACGATCAAATATCCAGAACAAACAGAGTAATAAAGATTACGGATACGAGCGGTTCAAATTCGTTTAAGACAAATTCGCCTGCTGGCGAATATGGTATTTTGTTTGTTACCTCGTCAACTAGTGGTACTCTTAATACTGACCTTGAGCACAATCAAGGACTTCCTTGTGGACTCTTATATTATCAAGCAGGCATAGCAGTTCTTTCTTCATCTTTGTTTAAAGTTCACGCCAGTGGCGGACTTCTTGGTAACGAATTATACGGATGGGGTGGTAACCTAGCTCCTAATACAGGTGGCAAGGTTACTATGAGCAGCGCATCAAACTTTAACATTGATGAAGATTTACAAGGAAACTCAATTAGCGGAACAGCAGATGATTTGCGGAACAGACTTCAAGACATTTATTTTGCTAACACAACTGAGTTAAACTCAACAATTTATTTCTGCCGTGCTAACGCATCAGATTTTAATTACTCAAGTAACCCAACGTATTTATCTAAGAGTCAGATCAGAGTTAAAGAAACTAGAGAAGATTCGCCCGTGTCGTATATCACGACAGTTGGCTTGTATGGTGCAAACAATGAGTTGCTCGCTGTGGCCAAACTGAGCGAACCACTCAAGAAGACGCCAGCAAACGAGTTCACGTTACGGGTCAGACTAGACTATTAGTGGGGGTGGAAAATGCCGTTCCTCCACGAGTTTGGTCCAGACGATATATTTCAAAATAACCTAGAGACTAGTCCGGGTAAGAAGTTCACTGCCTACAGCGGGTCTCTGTATGTTGACGAGAACCGATTTAAGGGACAGAACGTTGGTACGTCATCTATAAGCTTGTACGAACTAAATGTCGATAGGGCTGCCACACTTGATGATACAAACAGTATACACGCTTATGTAATTAAGGATGGCAGTAACATGTCATTTAAAAGCATCCTGACTGGTACTTACAGTGAACAAGAGTATGGTACAAAGCTCACAGGGGCTTATCCTTTAACGGCAAGTATCGAGCGTCAATATATTTATGGGGGCAGAACCCACCCAGGTATTGGCCCACCAAACGTCGCAGGACGTTCAATCCCTGTTGCAGCTAACACGACAGACTTATATTTTAGTCAAAGTAAGAGCCTTTTGTCTTTAAGGACATCAATAGATAAGTATAGAAACTATAGTCAATTATACACTTTTTCCAGCAGCAAAACAGTTGACCCAACGCTACCTCCATTCCTGACTGGTGCAATTAACCTACTCAGCATCCCATCAATTTTTTATGGAGCAACTATAGAAAGAGGCAGCGTAGATCTAGAGTTTTATTATAGCGGGACACTGATGGATCGATGCAGGGATGAAAGAAGAAATGGTGAGCTAATATCGACACAGCCGGGGTCACTGGTTAGTGGATCAACAGTTGGCCTTGTTTTGTATGATGAAGGGTTTGTGGTGTTGTACAACGAAGAGCCGATAAACGGCAACGCTGCGATTAGAGATTCCTATACGGGAACAGGCTCACAAGATACTGGTGGTGCCGGCACCTTTGATGGAACAGGGGTCCAGTTTAGACCCAATTGGACTTATTTCTGGTCATATAACACGGGATCATCCGGTAGCGCAGGTATTGCCGCAGCAGCAGGAGTTGATCATGCCCCAGGCGGAGCTACTCGGACAGACGGTGCAAATGCTATTTTTCCCAGCGCTAGTCAATTTGTAATGAAGTTCAGAGGTAAAAATACAATACCTACTATGACAATGTTTGCGAACGCTCCAGCGGGTAAGTTAAATAACTCTCTTAACCCAACTTGGATCTCCTCTTCATATTCAAACTGGAGAGACCAGATACATTTTGATAGCTCATCTTACATAGAGCCAAAACAAATAGCGATAAAAAATACTATTCAATCAAAATATTCTAACTACGAAGATAGTTTTGAAAAACAAACCTTCATTAGCAAAATAGCAATATATGATGATGACAAGAACCTTTTGGGGATTGCAAAGTTGGCCACACCTGTTATGAAAAAAGAATCAGACTCGTATACATTTAAACTTAAGATGGACTTCTGATATACTTCTTGTATGATATTGGGATTAGATATTTCGACCACAATGGTTGG